GCGTAACAATAGATGTTACTGACAATTTAGCCAATGTGCCAGATTTTGTTAGTAGTAATGATAGAAAATATCATGCTAAATTATTTCTAGGGGATGATTTAGAATGGGTTGGATATACACTTAATGATAATATACAAATATCATTTAGTACAGGTAGAAGGCAAATATCGTTCAATGCTGTTGATGGGCTTGGTATGTTAGCTAACATTCCTATATATACGACAAATGTTAGCAATGTTTCAAATAATGTAAGGTCACTTCTTACTTATATGTTAACAGCTTTAAACTCATTAAACTTTCCTACAAATCTTAATTTAATGACGGTATGCTCTTATTATGCTACAGGGATGACAACTAGAGCATCTGGTAGTCAATATGAGCCTTTTAATCAAACATACTTGCCTATAAGAACATTCAAAAATCAAGATTATACATACGAATCTTGTTATGATGTTTTAACAAAAATAATAAAGTCTTTTGGTTGTAGATTATTTCAAGCAGGTGGAAAGTGGTGGGTAGTATCTGTAAATGAATTTGCTAATGAAACTAATTTTTTTACTCAATACAATTCAGCTGGTGGGCTTGTATCAAGCGGTAGCAACTTAAATACTCTTAGTACTATTCAAGCCTATACAGGTAATACAAGCGGTTTATATTTCATAGACAATAGTCAAATGAAATTATTGCTTAAAGGCTACAATAAAATAAATCTAGTTAAAAATATAAACTATGATAAAAATTTAGTTGATAACGGAAATCTAATGGTATATTCTCTTAGCCCATTAGCCTTTCAATCATTTTTTATATATAATACTGGTCTTGGTTCTTCTTATACATATTTTGATTGGAGCACATCACCTGCAAGACTAGATTTTACTACATTAGACATAACATATGTAGGAGGAGGTGGGAGTACTACAGTAGACCTGCAAAACGTACCTAAGGTTTCTGCTTCAGTTAACCTTACATATTCAATGTTTTTTAAAAGTGCAAATAGCCCAATATCAAATGCGTTTGGTAGATTAAAAATAAAAGTAATAGGTGATTCATCTACTTACTATTTATTAAAAGACGGAAGTGGTAAGCCTGTTTGGAATACTGTAGATGATGGTAATGGCTATTTAATACCAGGATTTGATGTAGGAAATGATGGGGGTACATTTAGTATAACACTTCCTAAAACTAAAAATACTGGGCAATTATATATAAGTTGGGTAAATGATGGTTTAGATACTTGTCAAATAACTAATTTTAACTTAACATCAACCTATATAGCAGAAAAACAAGAGTTTAATGCTTACATAAATGCTGAAAATCAATATACAAAAGAAATAGAATTGCCTTATGGGTATGTGCCTACAACTGAATTTCCTACAGCAGAGGGCGAGTTATTATCAAGTACTTCTACTAAACTAGAAGGATGGATTAGATATGGTATGGCTTACACAGGTGGAAGTTTAAATTCATTAGTATTGCAACAATATATAAATTGCTTTGCTAAAAAGGTTATTAATATAGATGGTTCTGTAAGTAGTTTTGTTACTACAAATGCTAATTATCCTAATATGAATGCTTCTAAATTGATTAAGGCTACAGACACCGACCCATCACAAATAAGCGTAGCTAATAAGCCATATATGTTCGGAAACTGTACTGTTGAGTATGTTAATAATAGTATATCTGGTACTTTATTAGAGATTTCTAATACAGATATATTGGCAACAATTAAAAACTTTACTTACTATAAATTTACAAATCCATAAAATAATATTTTTAATATGCCAAGTGTAGTAAACGGAGAAAATGTGATATTGTATAAAACAGTAGGAGGTGTAGATACTGTTTTTGGTGCTGCTACAAACTGCACCTTTGATGTTAGTGTAAACCAGGTAGAAGTAACTAGCCAAACATCTGCTTATTTTAGAGAGTTTAAAATAGATGTAGCTGGGTGGACTGTCAACTGCGATGGCTTAATATCTTTAACAGGGTATTCATATAGGGATATGCTTAATAGTCAATTAAGTAAAGAATCAATAGGGATTAAGTTTTCTATAAACGATGGTACTACTACTGTGCTTATTACAGGTAGTGCCATTATCAATTCTTTATCTATTACTGGCCCTAATAATAACACCTCAACTTATTCAGTTAGTTTAACTGGAGTTGGAGCATACACAATAACTTAGTAAATTTGCCAAATGGGAGTTGTTTCAGGCGAAAATATTATTTTATACAAGTTAGATACTTCTACTATTCCTGCAACAGAGGTGCCCTTTGCTTGTTCGACTAATTGCACATTTTCATCTACTACTGATGTGGCTGAGTTGGCTAGTCCAAGTAATGCTTATTTTAAACTTCCTACTACAAACCTTTCTAATTGGAATGTCACTTGTGATGGGCTAACGACTTTAAGTGGGTATTCAATAGACGATATTGCTAATGAGCAAAAAAATAGAACCATATTTACAATTAGATTCACTATAGATAATGGGGGTGGTGTTTATGAGTATATAAGTGGATTTTGCTTTATATCTAATTACTCTATTAGTGGCAATATGAATAGTGTAAGCCCTTATTCAATCTCATTTACTGGTTCTGGTGTTTATTATAGAGACCCTACCCCAGTGACGACTACAACTACAAGTACAACTTCTACAACTACAGAATCGCCATATAACTTCTATTTAGCAGATATGTATGATTGCTTTAAGTGCACAGTTGTTTATAGTAATATAAAAGTATCTTTTCCTATAGGCTATACTGCAGTTTTAAACAAGTTTTATAAACCTATAGATGGTAGTAATACTTATGTTTACTTTGTAAAAACTGCATCTACAATAGGAGCTGCTAATGTATTACAAAGTATTCCTTATAATACTTGTAATGAAATATGTCAAATTACTACTACTACTTCTACTACGACAAGCACAACATCTAGTACAACGTCTAGTACAACATCTAGTACGACTTCAACTACAACAACAAAAGCTCCATTTACTGCTTGTATGAGTGATTTTAGTGATGCAAGTGCATGTAATTGTGATGGTTTAAGTTATGGTACTTGGACATTCTTTGGTAGTGGAAATGACATTTGTGACTCATCAACAATTACATCAACAGGTATATTATCTGAAATTGAAAATAATGGTTTCTTTTGGATAGCTAGTGGTAGTACTGTAAGATATTATCAAAAAAATGGAACTACAAGCTCAGCAACAGCTCAAGCTGCTTGTTTTGTTTGTACGACTACAACTAGTACTACTAGCACTACTAGTACTACAATACCACCTCCATTCCAAGGAGTAGTATGTCGTAGTAATGCAGGTGGCAGTCAAGAAGAAGCTTGTTATACTTGTCCACAATCATTTACAATGACAGGTAACCAAAGCACGTTCTGTGATTCAACAGTATTTTCAGCTTTCGAATGGGTTGCTCTACCAACAGGGGATTATTGGATAAGTTATAGTGGTAATGTTGTTAGAGTATCACATATATCTGGTCAAGATACTGCAACAAAAATTAGTGCTGGTTGTCAAACTTGTCCAATAACTACAAGTTCAACTTCTACAAGTACAACGATTGCACCTACTTTCAAATACTATGTTGCAGAAAGATGCGATAATCCAGCATCTATTGAATACTTTAAAACAACAGGTTCATATGTTGCAGGCACTTCACTTAGATATAATAATATTTGTTGGAGGGTTATACAGGAGCAAGGAACATTTGGAGTAGAAGCGATAGCTGCTTATATTGATTGTGATGCTTGTAATGCAGAATATTCTACTACAACAAGTAGCACAACATCTAGTACAACATCTAGCACAACGTCTAGTACAACAACAGCTCCTCCAGGTTGCGAATGTTGGTCTGTGTATAATGAAGGTGGAGCAACTGGTAGCTATTCTTATTCAAGATGTTCAGATGGGACTACTGTAACTAGAAATATTGAACCTGGAGTAGTGCAAACTAATTGTTTAATAGTAGGGACTAGCATTACAGTTATTTTTGGTTTATTGTCAGTTACTGATTGTAACACATCTTGTACTGCAAACGAGGACTGTTTAGATTGTATTTAATTATATAGGCCTATATATTATCGAAACCAAAAGATAAAACCAAAACCAATGAGATATGTTTGCTGTCAACCTGCTACTGATTACTATACCTGGCAAGTAGAAGTTGTAATTAACAACTTTAAAAAACACGGAGTTAACCCTAATAAAATAGATATTGTATGTGGCATTGTTGGCCACGTACCTGAAACTTGGGTTAAACTAGCCAACCATTACAATACTGTTAGATTCTTCTTTTACCAAGATACAAGAGAAGATAAAGGCTACGCACCTTCTATATACTTCCATTTACTTAAACAGCATATTTTAAGGGATGATGTCAAGTACGATATACTTTATCTTCACGATTCGGATATAATATTTACTAAGACTCCAGATTTTGCTGCAATGGAGAAGGGTAATGCTTGGTATCTAAGCGACACAAACAGCTATATTAACTACGATTATGTTACAAGCAAGGGTTATGAGGTTTACGAAAAGATGTGCGAAATTATAGGCATCTCTACGCTAATACCGAAGCTTATGAATAACAATAGTGGAGGTGCTCAGTACATAGTCAAAAATACTACCTATGATTTTTGGAATAAGGTAGAATTAGATAGCATAAAACTATACAAGCATTTCTGCGAAACAGAGCATTTATATAAGCAGGTTGACGAACACGACTACCCTATACAAAAGTGGACTGCAGGTATGTGGAGTTTGCTTTATAATGCTTGGTTAGCAGGTCACGAAACAAGAGTAGATCCAAGGATGGATTTTGGATGGGTAACCAGTCCTTATGACCACGCACTAAAATATACTGTTTTACATAATTCAGGTGTATGTGGCCCTGATTTAGGTATGTTCCACAAAGGCTCATATTCAAATAAACTGCCATATGGTGATAATATTGTTGTAAGTCCTAATAAGGCTTCCTTTTACTATTGGCAAGAGATTTGTGAAGTTGCTAAAAAATCAATATTATAATATGCTTAAAGAAACATTTACAGACATTTACGAGAAAAACCTTTGGCAATCAGCTGAAAGTAAGAGTGGCCCAGGAAGTGAACTAAAAAGCACAGAAAAGATTAGGGCTGAATTACCTATCTTAATAGATAAGTTTGGTATTAAGTCTATTTTAGATATACCCTGTGGAGATATGAACTGGATGAGTACTACCAATCTTGATGGTATAAAGTACATAGGAGCTGATATTGTACCAGCCATTATAGATACTAATAGAGTTATCTACCCAACCAAGGAATTTAAGGTGTTAGACATTACAAGCGATATACTGCCCAAGGTTGACCTAATTTTTACAAGGGATTGTCTAGGACACCTTTCTAACGATAATGTCATTAAGGCCATTAAGAATGCGAAAGAGAGTGGTTCTAGGTATCTATTAGCCACATCATTTACCAAATGGGATAAAAACCCTGATATAGACAACGGAGGATGGAAGTGTATAAACCTAATGATACATCCTTTTTACCTTAACCCTATCTACCTAATTAATGAAGATTGCAAGGAAGGCTATCCTCATTATAACGATAAGTGTATGATTCTATTTAAACTAAATGACTAAACTAGAAGAAATATTAAGGTCTTATGCTAGAATGTTTAACCCTACAGATGACCAAAAATTCATAGCAAAAGAGAGATTATCTACTTGTATTGAATGTGAATATTGGGTACAAGGCAAGGTATTAGACTATTGTGGCAAGTGTAAATGTGCTACATCTGGCAAGGTGTTTTCACCTGTTGGTGGCAATGCTTGTCCAATGGGAAAGTGGATTAGATAGACTTATTTAATAATTGATTAAATTTGTAAAAATTATAAAGAATGTCCTGCATAAGCACCAACGCTGATTTTAGACCAGCTCAATACAATATATCTATTTGGAAAACTAATACTTGGAGTCAGATATTCCTTTTGACTGCCAATACTGTGCCTATTGACTTAAGTACTGCTGCTGTTGAAATTGAGATTAGAAAGACAATAAATTCTTCTACTGTCGAACTTACATTAACGGAAAGTGGTGGTGGAATCACAGTAGGTGGGATAGATAACAATATGATTACCATTAACAAAGACATCAACTTAGCTGCTGGTAACTATGTTTACGATATGGCTGTTAAATTTTCTAATACTAATATTAAAACATATATCTGGGGCAACTTTATTGTTTACCAAGATATTACAAATATATAATGAGCACAGAAATAACAATTACAAGTACTACGATTGACATTAATGTTACCGAGTACCCAATTACGATTGAGGCCCCTTCAGGAGCCTATCCGTTACCTACAAGCGTTTATAGTGTGTTTGGTAGAACAGGTAATGTGGTTGCTGCCGAAGGTGATTATACATTAACTCAATTAGCAGGGGTTACGATAACAAGTCCAATTAGTGGACAAGCCTTAGTTTATAATGGTACGTCTTGGGTAAACAATACGGAAACATTCGTAGGTACTGTAACTAATGTTTCAGCCCTTACAATAGGGACTACTGGGACTGATCTAACTTCAACTGTTGCTAATAGTACAACGACTCCAGTAATAACGTTAAACGTTCCTACTGCAAGTGCTACTAATCGTGGTGCTTTAAGCTCTGCTGATTGGTCTACTTTTAACGCTAAACAAGTTGCCTTAAATGGTACTGGTTTTGTTAAGATTAGTGGAACTACAATTAGCTATGATAACTCAAATTATTATCTAGCTTCTAACCCATCTTTTTATATTCCTTTAACAGCTTTAAGCTCTACAGCTACAGGCTTAACCTATACCAATACGACTGGTGTATTCAGCACAACTGCTGGATATGCAATACCTACAACTACTAAACAAGCTACTTGGGATACAGCCTATAACGATTCTATTGTTAGTGCTGCTGTTACAGGAACTACTACAAAGACTTTAACACTAAACCAACAAGATGGTGGAACTGTTACTGCTAACTGGACTGATGATAATACAGATGCAGTTACTTCAGTATTCGGTAGAACTGGTGCTGTTGTAGCTACAAGTGGTGATTATAATACTTTACAAGTAACCGAGAACACTAATTTATATTTTACTGAACAAAGAGCAAGATTTTCTATAAGTGGAAGCTCTGCTTCAGGTGTGGTTTATTCTAATACAACTGGTATCATCGCTTTAGATGATATTCCTAATACAAGTTTATTTAACGATTCAGTTACTATAAACTCAAAGACTGTGGCTTTAGGTGGTTCTACTACCTTAAGCACAACAGATATAGGTGAAGGCACAAACCTTTACTTTACAACTGCAAGAGCACAAGCTGCTATAAGTGGCACAGCTCCTATTAGTGTTACTAGTGGGGTAGTTTCTATCTCTCAATCTAGTGCATCTACAAATGGTTATTTAAGTAGTGCAGATTGGATTACTTTTAATAGTAAACAAAACGCTTTAACATTAGGCAACTTAACAAGTACTGATATTACTGTTACAGGTGGTACTGGTTCTGTGATAGGCGCAGGTTCTACTTTGACCTTAGCTACTGTTAATACTAACACAGGAACGTTTGGTTCTTCTACTGCTATCCCAGTTATAACTGTGAATGGCAAAGGTTTAATTACAGCGTTAACAACAACTGCTGTATCTATTCCTTCAGGTTCATTATCTTTTATAGGTGATGTAACTGGTACAGGAACTACTGGTTCTGATACTACTTTAACTTTAGCAACAGTTAATACTAACGTAGGTGCTTATGGTTCATCAACTAGCGTTCCTACTATAACAGTAAACGCTAAAGGATTAGTAACTGCTGCAAGTCAAAC